TCCTAGGACTGCCGGATTTGTTGCAGTTGAGTTGTTAAAAAGAGCCATGCCGTATCTGTGCCTGGAAAAATTCGGTAGACGATAGTTTGGCCGAATTAAAAGTCCTTAAAGTCGGTGAACATCCCACGAGTTATTTTGGCAACATGGAACGGAATTTACCAGTATGAGAAAGAAAATGCAAATAAGTATGGCAGGTGGGACAGAGAAGCTGAAGATTGTCGTCAGAATTATTACTTCTGTCGATGTCTATATGATGTACCTCAAGAACTTCTGTGGCTTTATCCCATCCACAAATATCGCAAAATGGTTTTCTTCCATTGCGAAGAAGTTTGGCTTTAGATTTGTAGTGTCCAGCGGAGTGCTTACAGCTTCGTCCGTAACGAATGTACCTTTGCTTAAAGTACTCTTTCCGTTTGATACTGCGACATTTTTCGCAAACTCTTCCTTTTTGGGGAGGGCGACCACAAACGATACAAGATTTACATTTTTCTCTCATGGCTGGTTATTTAACCGAATTAACCGAGTTTGTCAAGATAATTTTTTGGGACAATACCGAGCCAATCCGTAACGGAAGGTGTAACGACTATGAACGAAGAAGAATTAAAGGGAGCAATAATAGGAATGGTTTTAGGAGACGGACATCTCAATTTAAGTGGAAGATCAACAAATGCCCATATGGATTTTGCTCACAGCAAAAAGCAAAAAGATTATGCTGTTTGGAAATCTGATATTCTTGGGCAGTTGACGGATGTTCGAGTGACTGAAGGTGTTATTACGGTTAAAGGAAAAGAGTATGAGAAGGTAAGAGTATTATCAAAAACTCATCCTCTTTATACTCACCTCTGGAAAAGATTTTATCATAATGGAAGAAAAACGATAGATCATTTTCTGATGAATTCCTTAACTCCATTAGGTCTTGCTATTTGGTATCAAGACGATGGACATCTCAAAAACCATGAAAATTATTTAACTCCTATGTTGGAAACCAATTGTTTTAATGTGGCAGAGCATGAAATAATGACAAAATCTTTAGCTGATAAATTTCAACTTGAATTTCGCGCCAACCATCTCAATGCAAAATATTTAATGTTGAGACTTCGCAGAAAAGACAGAGAAAAGTTTTTTAGCATAATTAAAGATTTTATTCATCCTTCAATGGAATATAAAATTAAGGATGATGGAAAAACATTAAGAGAATTTGGTGATCCGATAGAATGCAAATGCGAAATATGCGGAGAGAAAATTATTAAAGCATTTACCTTGCGTAATGATGATCGCCGTGGAAGATTTTGTCGCAAATGTTACAATTCTTATCGTTCAATAATTGGGACGACTCGCAATCAATATAGTGAGCCAAGATATAGTCTGAACCCAGTAGCAATACCGGGAGTTTGTTAGAAATAACAAACCGGAGAAATCCGTAACAATAATGCAAGCTAAAAGTTTACCCGCGAATAAGACCCAGTCGATGAAATTCAGACGTTATAATAGTCTGGGCCTTCGCACAACGGCATTAACTGAAGGCGTAACTCCTGTGGCCGATAAAATGACCGCAACAGATATTACAGCAGCTTTAAGTCAATTCGGCGGCTTAGTCGGCATTACTGATGTTATAGCAGATACCCATGAAGACCCTGTTCTTCAGGAAGCTGTGGCGGTTATCGGCGAACAGGCGGCAAAGACAGTTGAAACATTGCGTTACAATGTGCTTAAGGCATGTAGTAATGTTTTCTATGCGAATTCAGTTGCCGGCAGAGCATTAGTGGCAGCGGCTATTTCGCGCGCCGACCAGCGTCGGATTGTCCGCGCACTGGAACGTCAGGAAGCTGGATTTGTAACCAGTATTGTAAAGTCTACTCCATCGTTTAACACGGAATCCATTCTGCCAGCCTATGCCGGGGTAACTCACGTTGATCTTACTTCTGATATCCGAAGTCTTACGGGATTTACTTCGGTGGCCGATTACGGAAAAGTCAGTCCGTGGGAAACTGAAATCGGAGCTTGTGAAGATGTTCGTTATCTCAAATCCACAATCTTCACTCCCTATGTTGGAGCCGGAGCTGCAACTTCGACTATGATAGCAACCGGCGGGAACGCTGATGTGTATCCGGTTATGTATTTCGGCAAGGATGCTTACGGATTCATCGCGCTTAAAGGCCAGTACGCGATTACTCCGATGGTGGTTAATCTGACTCCGAGTATCGCTGATCCATTGGCCCAGCGAGGTTCCGTAGGATGGAAAACCATGCAGACAACGGTAATTTTAAATGACGCATGGATGGCGGTCGCCGAAGTTGCATGTACGTCCTAAAAAATGGTGTTTTGTTTTTTTTTACAGTTCTAAGCAAGAGTTGGCTTGAGAATTGTAAATACCAACCGCGTTGAACATCCCGGCGAACGCGGTAATTGAACTCACGACCGGGACAACTCAACTCATAATTTAAAGGAGTAATATTATGGCTTACGCAAAATTTGATGATCCTAAAATCAGCGCTGAAAACGCTAAAAGGAAAGCTAATATGGCTTTCTTTGATGACACCATTCGCAGGACAATTCAGGGCATTGTGAATAGAGTGGTCTCCGGAACCAACGGAGTGGCCGGAACGGCTGCAAGCGCGGGAACGGCTGCAACAGGTGTTTGCACCAATAATCCTGTATTCGCTTCCATCAATGGCTCTCTTTACACAATTGTCGCGACTGATAATATCAATCTCGGCACAGGAGCTTATTCGGGCGACAATATTCAGACCGGCATGGGAACAATGGGAACAAATTGTTGCTGCAAATTCCTTATCTATGGCGGTACTGACGGAACAGCTCGTGTCTGCGGCCCGGGCAATATCGTTAAGAAAGATGATTATGCCACCGCGACATTGGCCGCTGCGGAATGTAAACTTCCCGATCTTCCCGATAACTGTGTGGCTTTGGCCTCTATGTTGTTGCAAGGTCCGGCGGGAACAGGCGCAAACTTCAGTGTTGGCGGTGCCGGAACAATGGGCACATGTTCTTTTTCCGCACTTGTTCATATGCCGTATCAGGAACCGTTTAAGGCAGAATCATAAGTTAACCGGTTAAGTTAACCGGAAACCGGAGGAGGGTTTTTACTCTCCTCCATTAATGGAGTTTAATTTCTACTATTGTAGATTAGATTAGATTAGATATGGAATTTGTTACTATGGCTACGTCAGGAAAAGAAAGTACAGGATGTTGCCAAAACTTATACAAATGGAGGGAATTGTTACTATGGCTACGTCAAGAGAAGAAAGAGCGGAAGAATTAACTGCGGCTAAAAAGTTAGAACTGGATATGAAAAAGAATCCGGAAAAGTATTTTACCGGCCCGGAAGGTCATGTTCGCGATCGTATTATTGTTAACCAGACTCCCGATATTCCGTCAGAGGGAGCTTTTGTGTCTCTTAACGGATTTGCTTATTTAATCAAACCGGGAGAAGAAATAGATATCCCGCGGCCAATTCGTAAGATGATTGATACCCGGATTAGAACCGACACTATCCAGATTCAAAATCCGGATGGAAGTTATAAATCTCACGGAAGAGACATGCCGAGAATAACTTATATCTTGATTAAAGAGGATGTTGGCAAAGAAGAAGAGGTTGGCAAGAAAGAAGTTCCGGCCATGGAGTAAAGAAGGAATAAAGAATGACAGGAAGAGAATTAATCGCCCATTTAAGAGAAAGTGTATTGGATGATATGTCCATACCCTACCTGTGGCCGGACACGGAACTTCTACGTTTTCTTAATTATGCTGAAGTTCAGGCATGCAGGCGCGCTCATTTGATCATCGATGCGACTACTTCTAATGATTCCGGAACCGCGGCAACAGCTTCCACGGCGGGGCAAAAATCGCTTTGCGTTCTTTCTGTTCTTGCTGATCAGGCCGTGTATCAACTTAGCCCCAAAATACTACAAATAAAACGTTGCCAATTGAAATCCATGACTTACCCTCTTCGTGGCCCGTTAACTTATCCCCAGGTTGATGAAGAATTCTTCTGGTGGGGAACTAATGGAACGGTGGGAACGGCGGGCAGCGGTGGATATCCATCGGCGTTTCTCAACGAGCCGGGGAATACCATTACTTTTCTTCTTTCTCCATCATCCGATGACACCGCTTATTTGGTTGTGTCTCGCCTTCCGTTAATCTCATTTACCATGCAGACATCTCCGGAAATAGACGAGAAATATCATATTGATTTATGTGATTGGGCGGCGAAACTGGCTTATTCCAAACCGGACGCCGATGCCTTAAATTTTGTTTTGGCCAAACAGTATGAAGATAGTTTTACGATGAAATTCGGGCCGCTTCCCGACGCTTATTCCGACCGCATGAGAAAAACAATTCCTATGATGGGGAGAATGAGAGACCGGGAATTTGGAAGTTAGGAATTTGAAGTTTAATAATAAATAAAGGAGTACTTTTAAAAATGGCTATTTTAAAACTTAAAAAACTTATCGAAGATCTTAAGAACGGGTCGACACAAGTTCTTTCCAGTATTGGAATGGTGGCAACAACTGCTTCGTATGCCGGGACTGCCATGTATGCAACTTCGGCTGGCTCTGGAACATCCGGAACGTCTGGAACATCCGGAACATCGGGGACATCGGGAACGTCTACATAGTTTACCCTTGAAATTCGTCTGTTTTAGTTAGTTAAACGATTAACGGAGCAGTCATTGAAATTTATCGGGGAGGAGTAACCGATACCTTCTCCCATTATTAACATCTTCGGATATTTTTCCTCTGTATATCCGGATACAAAAAAAGGTGAGCGGCACCTAAACAACGCTGGAGGATATTATGGCTAAGATAACAACCATATCAGTCTTTAAAAATCAAAATTTAAATTCCGGAACATCTTGCGTGTCAGATAAAATAGATCTCAGGCATATAGCCAATAACGGTTATTTTGCCTTAGCTACTAATATAATGAGTGGCACGGCGTCTACTTGCGGAACCACATTGTTTACCTATTCCGGATGCGCGTTGGAAGATGGAACTTTTGTCACTCCATCAAAAGCAGTAGCCATCGGCACTTTCGGCACTGCCGGAAGAGATATCCTTACCTTTGAGCCGGAAGTAATGCCTTTTATTAAAATAATCGCAACCCAGACCGGAACCACTGCCGGAGGAAATAACAGCAAATTCGATGTGGATTTGATTGTCCAGTAGATAGGTAGGGTTATATTGTTGGTAAAATTAAACTAAAGAGGACAAACCAAAATGGCATATAGACGACTTTCACTTACCCGGGGTAATTCACACACCTATGGAATAACTTTTAAAAATTCCGCTGGTATTCCCTATAATATTAAAAATTGGGTAATAAAGTTTACTCTTAAAACCAATTATGATTTACCGGATTCTGATGCGTCTCTCCAGAAAGTAGTTACTTCATTTTCCGATACGACATCTGGAACATCGGGCAGCGCACAAATATCTCTTGTTCCATCAGATACAGCTAATCTGGATATCGGGGTTTATGATTATGATATTTCTGTGACGACAAGCCTAAATGATGAATTTATAACTGTGATGAAGGGAAAGTTTGATCTTGAATATGGAGTGACAAAAACTCCAGGAACTGCGGGGACGGGAGTATGAGCGATACTGATATAACCGTAACAATTAGTGATGCTACAGAAATTAATGTTACGTTGGAAAATATTAATGATATCAATGTTACTTTAGAACATGATGGATTAGCTGGATCTTCAGGATCAAGTGGAACATCAGGGACTTCAGGAATGACCGGTACTTCAGGTAGTGCTGGGTCATCGGGTAGTTCAGGGACATCAGGCACAAGTGGGACTTCCGGTTCATGCGGAGTTTCGGGTTCGTCAGGTACATCAGGAGTTTCCGGTTCCAGTGGTAGTTCAGGTTCTTCAGGTACTTCTCCTATCGGCACATCAGGAACATCAGGTTCAAGTGGCTCTTCTGGTTCAAGTGGTACTTCAGGAGGAAGCTCTGGAACGTCAGGTTCATCAGGAAGCTCTGGAACG